AAAGCGAATACCGCAAGCTAGGCGCAACGATAGGATAGCTTGACCGATTGCGCGTTCTTTGTTGTCTGGCGCGTCAAATTGGTTGGCGGTGTATCCGTAAACATGCAAAGCTGGAAACATTGCCAGCCATTTTGCCCATTGCGCGACATATCGAACGCTATAAAAATCGCCTAGCACATGCAAACGCACTAAAAAGCCATTCGGATAATTGGCTTGATAGTAGGTTAAATCGGCTTCAATTTGCTGAATAAGTGATTCATCGGCTTGATAACGCGTGGCGTTCATCATGTTATTGCCGTAACAGTCCGACCAATGAATACAAGACGCCGGACAAGTGGCGCGTTCTTCCAGCGTTAAAGTGAGAATCGGAAAGCCAGCAAGCTTGCCTTTATTCACTTTTTTGCCAAGCTTTGTGTTTGTGCTTTTCTTTAAGGCGCGTTCTGATTTTGCCATACCATCAGACACGGATTTAACGCGCAAATCATGATACACGGATTTGCCAGCCATTACGGCTTTTTCTGTTTTAGTCAATTGTTTCATAGCTTCAACCCCTTGTTGCTATGGTTTCTGTTTCGGCTTTCACCGCATAACGCCACGCACCGCATGACGTTATGAGGTGACACGGCTTAAACCGTGTCGCCTAGTATTAGCAACAATTGCAATCTGCAATCGGCTTGCCGTTTCTGCAAACGTCATCAGCGTCAAAATATGGCTTTTCACCATATAATTCTTTGCTTTCTTTTTCGGTTAAATCAAAACGACCGCAAGGCGATTTTGTGCGGTCGGTGATCATAATTCCGTCAAATTCAAAGCAAGGGCTATACATTTCTTTCAATTGCTCAGCGCATCCAACGGCTTCTTTTATAGCATCTTCGCGACTATCAAACGGCTGGCATTGGTCATCATAAATTTCACCGTCAACCGATACAGTCAAATGATACATTGTCGTAAATGATTCTTTTTTCATTTCTTCTGCATCTGCAAATGCGTGAAGCTGAACATATGTTTCAGTGTCGTTGCAAATATTTACACCAATGGATGCACAAGTGTCGTTGTGATATGTGAAATCAGACCATTTCACATTTTCTGATTTTGTCGCGTTTTGTGCGTCATTAATTAAAGATTGAACATGATCAGTTTTAAACCAGTACATTTTCTTACCCTTGTTTTGTTTAACTCTATGTCTATTAGTATAGTACAAATTGACACGCAAACAACAAAAACTTGCAACGAATAGCGGTTTTATGCGGTTTTTTGTGGGGTAATGGGTAGGGGTTAGGGGATAGGTTAGGGGTAGGGCATCAACAAGCTATCGTTTGACATAACGCGCCCGCGCGATAACCAGATATTGGTTAACACACAATAATCGCCCGTATATCGCCACTGACTGGCCTTGGCTGTCCCGGTGTATGATTGCACCAACCTAGCCGTTGCAAGCCGTCACAGCGCAGCCTAGCGCGATTTGTTTTGTCGCATAATGTTTATTATCTTTGTCGCATAATGTTGGCTGTAGTCATGTGCTAACACGTTAAAACATTGTGCTTGTGTGCTAACACGCTAATACACCCCCCCATCGAATCTGCGCGGGGGGCGGCATAAATATATAATAGTCCCTCTCTCACCCTCACCCCCCCCTTAATCTCCCCACACCCAAAACGTCCCTGCCACCCAAAATTCGTTGCAAGTTTTCTTGCACTGCTAAACTAAAGATGTTATTTGGCAAATAAGGAGTGAGATATGCCGAAGAAAAGAGGCCCCGCGCCCATATCTGGCGCACAGATGGCCGAACAGAAAGATTTGTTCATAGAATTGGTGTCTGACGGCCTGTCAGCGCGTAAGGCGTGTGCTAGTGCCAAGCTGCCTACGTTTCCCACTATCAGCAAATGGCTGCGTGATGACGGCGAGTTCCGCGACAAGTATCGTGTGGCTATGGAACTGCGAGCGCAGAAGATTGATGACGACATTGACGATGCTATTGAGCAGATGAAGTATGGAGAGTTGGATGCCCAGCAAGCGCGTGTGGTCATTGATACTTACAAGTGGCGAGCAGCGAAGCTGTATCCGAAGCTGTACGGCGAGAACCAGAAGGTCGAGCATGAGCATAAGGTCGTTAGCTTTGTCGATGAGTTGAAACTTGCTGCGGCACAGATTGAGCAGCAGCGACTAGCTGACAAGACCATTGAGGGCGAGGCTGAAGAGAAGTGAAAAAAACCGAAAACACTGATCTGCTCGTAAAGCTGCACAACGACCCGGTTCTATTCGTTGAGAGCATTTTGAAGGTGACACCCCAGCCGTGGCAAGCCGAGGCGTTGAGGGCGGTAGCCAACAATGACAAGGTGAGCATTGCGTCTGGTCACGGTGTTGGTAAGACTGCCTTTCAAAGCTGGCTCGTGTTGTGGTGGCTGATAACGCATTATCCGTGCAAAGTTGCTGTTACGGCTAACACGGCGCACCAGTTGAGCGATGTTTTGTGGACTGAGATCGACAAATGGGCGCGACAGTTGCCGGAAGGTTTCAAGCAGTTGCTAGAGTTCAAGAGCGACAAGATTAGCTTGAAAGGTGCGTCAGATAGCTTTGCCGTTGCAAGAACCAGCAGACGCGAGAATCCAGAAGCGTTGCAAGGATTTCACTCAGAAAATATGCTGTTTTTGTGCGAAGAGGCGTCAGGTATTCCTGATGTTGTCTTTCAGGTCGGTGAGGGCGCAATGTCCACCGCTGGTGCTAAGACGGTGATGTGCGGGAACCCTACACGTTCTGAGGGTTTTTTCTATGAGAGCCATCATAGCCAGCGCAAAAACTGGTTTACGATGACGGTAAGTTGCCACGATGCCACGACTGTTTCTGAGCAGTTCTTGGAAAATATGAAGGAAAAATACGGTGAAGACAGTAATGTTTACAGGGTTCGTGTCTTGGGTCAGTTCCCTACCCAGTCGGATGATGTCTTGCTACCACTACATCTTGTGGAAGAAGCGACTAAGAGAGATGTTGAAGCGTCACCCACGGCACCTGTAGTTTGGGGCGTAGACGTTGCAAGATTCGGCGGTGACAGGAGCGCCATAGCCAAGCGTCAGGACAATGTGTTGTTGGAGCCGATTAAGACGTATCAGGGGCGTGATTTGATGGAGATGGCTGGTATTGTGCTGTCTGAGTTTGAGGCAACTACATATCGTTTGCGTCCTCAAAGCATATTTATTGATGCTATTGGCATTGGTGCTGGCTTGGCTGACAGATTGCGTGAGTTGGATTTACCAGCCGTTGCAATTTCTGTGTCGGAGACTGCTAGTTTGAAGGAGCGGTTTAATCGGCTGAGAGATGAGTTGTTCTGGAACGCCCGTGAATGGTTTGAGGCAAGAGATTGCAACATTCCGAATGACGCGACTTTGATACAGGAAATCACTGGCATTAGGTACAAATACCTGTCTAATGGTAAGCTGAAGGTCGAGAGCAAAGATGAGATGAAACGTAGAGGCCAGCGTAGCCCGGATGTGGCTGATGCGTTTGTGTTGAGCTTTGCTGAAAGCGGTGCGATTGCAGGAGGCTACTCTAGAGGGTATAGTAGCAAGCGCAGTCTTAAACCAAACACAGGATGGGTAGTATGACTGACAATATTCTGAAGTTTCCGAAGCGCGATTTGGACGTTGATGTTGAGTTGGAAGAAACTCAGGAAGAATATGAAGAGATGGTCGAGGCCATTGTGGTGATGATGGAAATGCACACTGCTGGACTTATTGTCACTTCTGACGCAAAATGGCAGCATGTGATGGACGCGGCTATGTCTGTAGCTGTTAATGCTGGCCTGAGAGCCGGGCTGTCTACGGAAGAGATTGAAGAGACTTTTGAGTCTGTTCGGGTGCAAGAGGTTAAATACGATGCCTAAAGATCCAAGGCTAGAACGTGTTGGTGTATCTGGCTATAACAAGCCCAAACGCACCCCCAATCATCCTAAAAAGAGCCACGTCGTCGTGGCTAAAGAAGGCAATCAGGTAAAGACAATTCGTTTTGGCCAGCAAGGTGTTAGCGGTGCGGGTAAAAGCCCACAAACAGCGGCTGAAAAAGCGAGGCGCAAGTCATTCAAGGCAAGACACGCGCAAAATATAGCTAAAGGTAAAATGTCAGCGGCTTATTGGGCAGATAAGGTGAAATGGTAATGGCGTATAACACTTCAAAAGCAAAAGGTATGAAAGAGCAACTTGGCAAGAAAGGTGGCAAAAAAGGCACAGCATGTGGCAAGTATGCCAGCCGTAAGTAATGCCGGGTCTGTACGAGAACATTCATAAGAAGCGTAAGCGTATCAAGGCTGGTAGTGGCGAGAAGATGCGTAAACCCGGTACGAAAGGCGCACCTACGGTAAAGGCGTTCAAAGCCGCCGCCAAGACTGCGAAGAAAAAGTAATGCCGCTGAAAAAAGGTTACAGCAAAAAAACCATCTCGCAGAATATTCGCACCGAGATGAAAGCCGGAAAACCACAGAAACAAGCTGTGGCTATTGCCTTATCTACGGCTCGCAAAGCAAAGAAGAAAAGGAATAAAGCATGAATATTTGTGATAACTGTCCTATGCCCCGTCGCTGTGAACCAGCGGGTCGTTGCATAGTCTATAAAAATGGTGCAGAACCTGTTATATTAGCAGAGCCGGAACCTGTACCTGTTAAAACATCAACAGGCGTTGGTATGACATCACCACTTCGTAAAAGCGCAAAAAAGAAGGCCGCAAAGAAATGAAAATGCCAAAATCAAAGCCGATCTATGCAAATCCTAGCCACGCTATGAACTCCGAAAGCACTGGCCCGTCCACCACCATCAAGGACTTACCCGGCAAGATGCCAAAGCGCAAGCCAACTCGCCGAGTTGCCAATCAGTCCACAGGAAAGTTTGCAAGCGACTGATGTATACACGAGTAATGATGCGGCCCCGCACACAGCGTCGTAGGCCACTGGAACTAAGCAAGGAAGTCCAAGCAAAAGCAGAGACTTCCGTTTCAGCATCTGCGGTAGTAGAAGCTGTTGAAAATGTTGGCTTTTCTGCCTGTAAGGGTTGTGTAGCTAAAAAAATGTGTAAGGCCAGCGGCACTTGCATGTATGGGCGTAAGAAGCCGAAGGAAAAGTAAGATGCCAGATATGGATGATTACAAACTTAATAGCATTGTTTCTTCGGAAATTACCGATGCGCTGAACCACTTTGACAGTGAGTTTTCTCAAGAGCGTATTCGCGCTATGGACTTCTACCTTGGTGAGCCATTTGGCAACGAGGTAGAGGGCAGATCATCTGTAGTAAGCACAGAAGTCGCAGACACAGTTGAGGCTATTATGCCTAACTTGATGCGCGTCTTTACAGCCAATGACAAATATGTACGTTTTAGCGCTCGCACGGCAGAGGATATGGAACGTGCAGAGCAAGTCAGTGACTATGTAAATTACATAATCAACCACGACAATGAAGGCTACAAGATACTGTACAACTGGTTCAAGGACGCCTTGTTGTTCCGTCTTGGTGTGGTCAAGTATTTCTATGAAGAGGAAGAAAATGTCACTGAGGAAGAATATAACGGACTTGATGAAAACGAACTTGCCGTATTACTGGCTAACCCAGACGTTGAAGTGGTTGAGCAGCAAGAAACCGTTATTAATTCGTATATGGAAGATGACGGAACGGTGGTTCCTCTTGAGAGTTCGTATGATCTGTCTGTGCGTGTTACGGAGCGTAAAGGCAAGATTAAGGTCATAAACGTACCGCCGGAAGAGTTTCTGGTTAATCGCCGGGCTACCAGCTTAGATGAGGCGTATTTCGTTGCCCACCGCACCACAATGACAGTGTCAGACTTGGTGGCTATGGGCTATGACCGCGAAGAGGTCGAGGCACATGCTGGCTTGTCGGATCTGGACGTTGATGAAGAACGCACAAATCGTTTCCAAGACTTAGAGGCTAACACAGGCACTGACGCGGCT